GATTCAATAAAAATTAGTAACTTGTCAGGAGTTGCAACATGTGTACTTGCAAGAAACGGAAGTTTAATAATGGGTAGTGCAACAGATTTAACATTAAATAATGCAACTGCAAGTTTTGAAATAATATATTCAGGTGCAACAAAAGGTTGGGTAATTATAGGTGCTTAATAAAATAAATAAATAAAATAAATTATGAGTGATTTTACAGATTTTTTTCCCGCAGCAGGAGGTGGTGGTGGTGGATTTACAAAAATGAATAAATATTCAACAAGTCGAGCAATTGGCGGTGATGAAATAAATAAATTAAAAATTTCAAATATTGATTTAAGAAATAGTGGAACAATAACTGCGAGCTCAACTTCGGGAAGTTTAAAATTAAATGAAAACGACGCAGACAAAATAGCTATAACTAGCACTGTGAATGGATTAGCAGGTTATACTTTTAATATTGGACAAGGAGTACAAACAGTAACGGCAAATACAGGCGGAGGGTACCAAGTACTTCAAACAATAAGCTTTACCCCTGCAATGTCAAGTGACGTTGGAAATAATACCACTTTCCTTATGTTAGCATCAACATTTTTTACAGTAAACCCCGCAACCGATTTAGGTTTATCTGACGGTGACAGTTTAGGATATTTTATGGTAAGCTCTGGAAATCAGCACAATAATAGTGAACAAGGTGGCGAAGGTGGTAAAATAATCTATGGTACTGCAATTATTACAAACGCTTCAACTAATTTGATCTTAACTCCTGGTGTTGCAACTCTTACTTATGACACCTTGGTTCATTCAACAATTACAGGAGGATTAACATTAACCACAGCAAACGGTTCTAATGGTCAAGGTTGGGGGGCGCAAAACCGAACAAGCGAAATGAGTGCTGCAGGGTGTGGTATTAATGGCTATGGCGTTGGGGGTGTCAATGCAGGTTTTACAGGTGCTAGCAGACAAGGATCACAGCCAAGTATGCATGGCTTTGGTAATGGTGGTAAACAAAATACACTTCCAGGCGATGGTGCGATTTTATTATATTATTAAAAACTAAAAATATGTATTACAAAATAGAGAACGGGAAGGCGATTTACGCTCAAGAAGATATTAGAGGTTTTGATGGTCTTTGGGCTAAAGAAATTGAAGGGTTTGGAGTAGGAGATTTATATGATGAAAAAAACGGATGGAGTCATATAGAAAAAACTTCTAAAGAATTAGAAGCAGAAGGCAGAGAATGGAGAGATAATGAACTTTACAAAACTGATTCTATTGTTCCTATTACTGACCATTCTAAACATACAGCTTTAATGTCTTATAGACAAGAATTAAGGGACTGGCCATCAACAGATGCTTTTCCAGATACTAAACCTACAAGTCCTTAATTAATGGCATTAACACAAATACCCCCAGTTATGATTGACGGGGGACTTGGTCTTGATTGGCAAAGTTCTGTAGAAACATCAAGCTTTACAGCAGTCACTGGTAAGGGTTATTTTGTTAATACTACAAATGCTGGTATTACTGTTACAATGCCTTCGTCACCTATTGTAGGCGATTCAATAGGTGTTATTGATTATGCAGGTACTACATCTACAAATAATATAACTTTAACTAGTAGCAATAATATACAAGCATCTTCTGATAATAAAATAATAAACTATACAAGAGGAGCATTAAGAATTACATATATTGATAGCACTCAAGGATGGGTTGCATCTGCTGCCGCTAACGAAGGTAATTCAGCTATAAATCCAATTCCACTTCCTTTTAATATTGATTATTTAATTGTTGGTGGCGGAGGCGGCGGTGGCGGAAACGAAGGCGGCGGTGGCGGTGCTGGAGCATACATTGTTAGCTACAATTCTGAAGTTGGCGGTGGTTCTACACCAGCAACTGGAAGTACAGGAGAAATGTCAAAAAATGTTGCATATACAGTCACAGTTGGAGAAGGCGGATTGCCAGGAACACAAGGTCCAAGCGTTACAGATTGGTCAAAAGGATTTAATGGAAACTCGTCGGTTTTAAATTTTGAAGGTCGAGGTGGTGGTGGAGCTATAACTGAAACTGCTATTGGCGGAGGCGGCGGCGGAACAGGAATAAGCATTACTGCTGCTGTAGGAGATAACCTTTATGTAGGAGTTAATGGAGCTAGTGGTGGTGGTGGTTCGAGAGGAAATGCAAATAATCCAGCCCCTAGAGCAGGAGGTTCAGCCACAAGTGTTAATTCTGGATTTAATGGGGGGAGTTCTGATGTAAATGGAAATACAGATTCTTCAGGTGGAGGAGGAAGTGCATTTGGACTAGGTTCTTCAGCAACAACCGGTGGCGGTTATGATGGAGGTAATGACTCGGCAGTATCAGGCCGTGCTACTTCTGGAATAGACGGAACAAATACTCCAAGATGTGGAGGCGGCGGCGGCGGCGGTTATACTGGCGGTCCTCGTATTGGAGCAGGTACACAAGGTGGCGGAAACGGAGGAACTGATGGTTCTAGCCAAGCAACAGCAGGAGCAGCCAATACTGGTGGCGGCGGAGGCGGTGGAGCAGGCTCTGGAAGTAACGCTCAAAGAGTGGGCGGACAAGGCGGCTCTGGTGTGGTAATCATAAGATATGCAACATCTGCAGTAACATCTTTTACAGTAACAGGAACATTAAACACACCAACTCCAGTAATTATTGGCACAGATTCTGTAATAACTTTTACAACTGGTACAGGAACAATAACATTTAATTAAAATTATGGCATTAACAAAAGTAACAAAAGAACTTATACAAGGCGGTTTAGGGGTAGATTGGCAGTCAACAATTAAAACAGGTAATTTTCAATCTGTAGCATCGCAAGGCTATTTTGTTAATACAACTTCTAATGAAGTAATTGTAACAATGCCTCCATCTCCTGCTGTCGGAGACATAGTAAGTATAGTCGATTATGCAGGTACCGCACAAACTAATAATATAAAAATTACTGCTCAAGCTAATATAAATGGATCTGCAAATGATGTTAAAATAGACTATCAAAGAGGTGCTGTAAGTATTATATATTCTGGGACAGCTCAAGGTTGGTTAGCTGAATATGCTGCTAACGATGGCACTAATGCATTAGTAAATGCTCCACCAAATTTTAATATTGATTATTTAGTAGTTGCTGGAGGCGGCGGCGGCGGCGGTTCATTATTTGATTATACCGGCGGCGGTGGCGGCGGCGCAGGAGGATTGCGTACATCTTATGGTCCTTCTACTGGAGGTGGAGTTACGCCTGCTGAAACATCATTTTCAGCTATCTTAGCTACTAATTATACTATTGAGGTAGGTGCTGGGGGTAATGGAAACATTGCAGGTGCAGATGGTAGAACAACTAATGGATATAATTCAAAATTTGGAACTGTAGGTAGCGAAATAATATCAACGGGGGGTGGATTTGGTGGCACAGCAAATGCCGCTTCTGGAAGCAGTTCTTTTAGCAAAGGACAAGCAGGAGGAAGTGGTGGAGGAGGCCAATGGTATAATTCAGGAGGAAGTAATCCCAATGTTGCAGGTAGTGGTACTACTGGTCAAGGTTCAGCTGGAGGTGTTTCTGCTGGTAGTAGCACAGATGACGGCGCCGGAGGAGGCGGGGGAGCAGCAGACCCTGGAGCAAACGGAACAACAAATTCAGGTGGTAATGGAGGAGACGGACTAAGTGTTAGTATAACTGGGTCACCTGTATTTTATGCCGGGGGCGGAGCCGGAGGAAAATACACATTTAATACATCTAGTGGTGTTAATGGACAAGGCGGTCAAGGTGGCGGTGGTAATGCAGGCGTGCCTCCTGCTAGCGGATCAATAAATGGTAGTAGCGGAACACGCGGACTAGGTGGCGGAGGAGGAGGTGGCTCAGCAGCCGCATTATCCAACCCAGCACCAAACGGAGGAAATGGAGGATCTGGAATAGTAATATTACGTTATCCAACAAATGCTGTAACTAATTATTCAACAACAGGTAATTTAAATTCTTCATCTAATCCTACTTTTCCAGTATCAAATTCAGCTTTTTATACTTTAAATAATAATGTATTAGATTCAAGTGGAAATGGAAATAGTGGAACTGCATATAATTTAAATTCATATGTTTCTGGTGTATTTGGTGATGCTGCAAGTTTTAATGGAACTAGCAGCTATGTTGCATTACCTAATAATTTAGTAAATAATAATGATTTTACAATTTCTTTTTGGATAAATCCATCCGCTTTTGGAGCGTGGGATACTATTTTCGGAGCATATGCTAATGATGGCCTTAATAAAGGATTTCAAATATCTTTAAATAATGGAGCTGTTACTTTTTTAAGTTATTCAAGTAATGGAGATATGAATTTTGCATCGAGTGGAATAAGCATAAATAATTGGTGGCATGTAGTAGTTACATATAACGCTTTAGACTGTGTAATATATCTTAATGGTGTCGCAAACAATAATGCAACTCCTCCAGGAAATAGAGTATATACATCACAAAATCCATATAGGTTAGGCGCTCTCGATGATGTTGGTACAACTGTTGGATTTTTTCCTGGCTTAATAGATCAAGTAAGAGTGTTTACTACAGCTTTAACAGCTGCTCAAGCAGCATCACTTTATAATGAAGGAATAATAACAGAAAGTACAGACGGTACAGATTCTATATTACAATTTAAGGGAGGAACAGGAACAATAACATTTAGTTAAAAAACAATAAAATGGCAGGAACAGTAGTAGAATCAACAAATGTAGATTCATCGATTATAAAAACAATAACATTAACACAAGCAGCATATGATGCATTAGGATCTTATGATGCAAGTACAATATATATAACAACATAAAATATAAATAATGGCAATATATTTAGGAGCAACAGAATTATCAACCGGTGGCGGCGGCGGAGGCGGCGGCGGCTTTACAAAAGAATATAATTTAAGAGGTAACATTAGAAACGGAAGAGTTTATCCTTTTGGATATACAGGTGGTAATACAGCTATTACTATTGACCAAAGTAATGCAACACCTGTAGCTATTGGAACTAAATGTACTCTTTGGTTTGGTTATCCTATTACAGATGGTCCTTATGTTGTACAAAAAACAGGCAGCTCCGGAGGTAATTACAATAATTTTGATTTTGTAAGTACTCCACCGAGTACTTCACATGCTAATAATACTATTACTATTTGTAATATTAATACAGATGTAGTAGTTAATCCAGCTACAGATTTAGGTTTAGTAGATGGTGCTTCAATTGGTTATTTTATGATTGGAGGGGGAGCAAACGGATATGATTCTCAAAATCAATCTACGAATGTCGGTGGTGGTGGAAATGGAGGAAGATTTACAAGTGGAACATTAACTATAGCTACAGCATCAACAGATTTAGTACTAACATGTGGTAATGGTGGAGGCAGATCTCTTAGTGAAGGTGATTCTACAATTGTTTATGGAGCCACTACACTTTCAACTTCCGGTTTTGCTTTTGGAAAAGGAGCATTCCGAACAGCTGGATATGGTTCATCCTCATGGCGTTTAGCTGAAGGTTTTCAAGGAATTAATGGCTACGGAATGGGAGGAGGAGCTGGTAATAATATATATGATGTGGGAGGTGTCGGGCCCGATTTTCCTCAAGGTTATGGTGCTGGTGGGCCTTGTAGCACATCAACGGCATTTACTAATCATGCTGGAGGCGCCGGATCAGTAATTTTATATTACTAAAAAATAAAAAAAACAAGTAATAATATATTATAAACCAATATGCTAAAGAAAGCTTACCTTTGGCATTATAATAATTTGTGTAAGCTAAAAAACCAATACCAAAATGACACTATATTACCGGACTAGTACGTGGAATAGTCAACCACAAATTTCAGAAGAAACCAAAAACCTTTGGAGGCACATCGCTGATAAAGAAAATTGGCGTATAACCCAATTACCAAACGGATTTTTTCAAACTGAATATCAGGATCTTAAAATAGATACCGATTGGAATGATGTAACGAGAAGAGAAACATTAGAAGGAGCTGAGGCTGCTATTGATGCTTCAATTGAATATTACAAAAAGAAAATTGGTTATCTTGAAGGACCTAAAGTTGTAAAAACTTTCAAATAAATATTACTAATCAAATTTAATTAAATTATGTCAGACGCAATCGTCAAAAACCTTAGCTTTGGAGATGAAGCTAGGGAAAAAGTATTTGAAGGTATAAATAAACTCACTAATGCTGTCAGCTCTACATTAGGAGCTGGCGGTAAGTGTGTAATGCTGGAAGATGGAGCAGGTAAACCTGTTATAACAAAAGATGGAGTAACTGTAGCAGATAGTATTATACTATTAGATCCAGTTGAAAATATGGGAGCAACACTTTTAAAAGAAGCCGCTCGTAAAACAGTTAAAGAAGCCGGAGACGGAACAACTACAGCTACAGTATTAGCTCATGCAATACTCTCTGAAGCATCTAAAATAGATAAAAGTATAAGTATAAGAGATGTAAGATTAGGAATTGAATCTGCTCTTAAAAAGACTTTAAAATATTTAGATAAAATTAAAGTTCCTGTTAAAGGAAATATGATTGACCAAATAGCTACAATATCAACTAATAATGATCCAAAGCTTGGTAAAATAATTGGTGATGCTTTTAGGGCGGTAGATGAAACAGGTGTTGTAATGATGGAAATGTCATCACTTGCTGAAACAGAAATTGAAATTGTAGATGGTGTTCAATATGAAAAAGGATTAACTAACTCACATTTTATAACAAGCAAAGAAAAAAGAGCAGCTGAACTTGAAAACCCTGAAGTTTTATTAATTGAATCACCAGTTGAAAACATAAGACAAATACAAAGTGTATTAGAATATGTTATAAAAAATAATAAACCTTTACTTATAATAGCAGATATTGAACAGCCTGTTATATCAGCTTTAGCAATGAATAAAGTAAAAGGTAATATAAAAGTAAATGTTATTAATGCTCCAACGTATGGAATAACTAAAAAAGAAATGTTAACTGATTTAGCTATGTTAACAGGAGCAACAATAATTAATGAAGATTTGGGTGACGATTTAGATTTTATTAAGCCAGAATTTTTGGGTACATGCTTAAAAAGCATTACAACAGACGAAGAAACTATAATACAAGTGTCTGAACCATCTGAAGAAGTTTTAAAATCTATTAAACAAATAAAAAAAGATTTAAATAAAAATAAACCACCTGCAGAAATAATTAGATTAGAAAAGCGCTTAGCTCGTTTATCAGCTAAGATTGCAATAGTAAAAGTAGGGGCTAATTCAGATATAGAATTAAAAGAAAAATCAGATAGAGTTGAAGATGCAATATGTGCAACTAAAGCTGCAATAAAAGAAGGAATTGTTCCTGGCGGTGGGATAGCATTACACAACGCTGCTGATTCAATTAAAAATCCGTCAACATCTGAAACAATACTTACTAATGCTATTAAATATCCATACAAAACAATATTAAGTAATGCTGGTATTAAATATGGTCCATTTTTAGGTGAAGGAATTGGAATTAATGTAATAACAGGTAATAGTTGTAATCTTATTAAAAGTGGTATTATAGATCCACTGCTAGTTACAAAAAGTGCATTATCAAATGCAGTATCTGTTGCAACTACAATATTATCTACAGATTGTGTAATTAATAATTTAAGAGTTGATGAAGGCAATAGGTAGAAACTTAATAATAAATAAAACAGCTAAAGAAATATCTAAAACAGAAGGTGGTTTGCTTTTAGCAGATGCTCATAAAGATGATGTAAGATATATAGAAGCAGAAGTAGTATCAGTAGGCAATGAAGTTGAAGGCATAAAACAAAAGGATAAAATATATTTTGATAAACATGCTGGACATATTATAGAAATAAATAAAACAGCTTACCACGTTATAAAATCTTCTGATATAGTTGTTGTATTATGAAAAGATTAGAAGCAAGTAAATTAAGAGATATAAGCTTGCTCAAACATTATAGAATAATTAGAAAATGGGCTTGTCGTAATAATAATTTAAATGATGCTGATTTAGAGCTTTTAATTTATTTTGATTGCACTAAATTATTTACAAAACAAGATTATAAAATAGGTACGTACGCTTACAGCTGGGATAATAAGCGCTGGAACAGATTATTGAAAGAGGGTTGGATTGAAGTATGGAGACGTCGGAATCAAACCACTCAAAAATATAACATATACAAAGTTTCATTTAAGTGCAAACAGCTAATAAGTAGGATGTACCGTATTATGCTAGGCGAAGAAGACATTCCAAGTAGTGAAAAAAGAAATTCAATTATAAGGGGTAAAACTTACACCGATATTGTTTTGCAAACTGCAATAAAAAATGTAAATAATGATAAAAACAGATAATATGAAAAAAGACGAATCAGCATTTAGCTATTTAGGTGCAGTTGATCCTTCTGGGATAGCCCGCCGTTCAGCTGATATTCAAGGGATTATGCCAATTCCAGGACAAGCAAGTGTTGGCCCTGCTATACCTCCATCTCCATTTACTCCGAGAGAAATGCAAACTGGAGCTCAAATATTTGGACAACCAATACCAAATTCATTTGATAGGCAAATACCATCAATAGAAGAACAACAAAATGATATACAACAATTTTAAATAAACAAAATGAAACAAGATAAAGCATACACAGTAGCCTCTAAAAATAAAAAAGTAGGTATAGTAGGCGAATCACATATATGGGATGGACCATTAAACCAAGATGGGCGTCAACATGGACCGGGCTCTAGTAGTGGTATTAATGGGATGGAAGTTTCAAAATATCCAACTAAAACTTATCCAGCTGGAACTCCTATAACTTCAATAGCACAAGCTAATAAAGGCGGTGATGCAAATGCCTTAAAGTCTGTAAAAAGATATACAGGTAATGCTAAATTTTAAATCGACAATGACAGATTTAAAGCTTTACCTTATAAACGGTACTTCACTTATGGTATCGCTGATGAGCATAGATGCTTATTTAAAAATAACCTTACTACTTCTTACTATAGGTTACACTATTCATAAGTGGTATATTATGGGTAAAACTAATAAAAAATAGGTAATATGAAAAGTAAGTATATTAGTGAACATATAACTTACAATGAATCTATAAAATCTTCAACCGCAATACGTAAAGGAATTGAAAACATTCCTACAGAATATCAACTTCAGAACATGAGTCAAGTTGCAGAAAAAGTTTTTGAACCACTAAGACAATGGGTAAAAGGACCAATAAAAGTAACGTCATTTTTTCGGTGTGAAGAATTAAATAAAGCTATTGGGGGAAGTTCCCGATCGCAACATTGTGAAGGAAGAGCAATTGATGTTGATGATATATATAATTATAAGTCAAATGCTGAAATGTTTCATTTTATAAAAGATAATTTAGATTTCGATCAATTAATATGGGAATATGGAGATTCTCATAATCCTGATTGGGTACATTTTAGTTTTATATCTGAAATGGAAAATAGAAAAAGAGTATTACAAGCCTTTAGAACTAAAGGTAAAACACAATATAAAATAATATAATGCCTTACGTACAAACAAATTCACCTTTCCTTAAAAAATCAAAGCCGCCAGCTCCTTCTAAAAAGAAGTCATTAGGCTATTATAATAAAGCAAACAAATCTGGAACTGGAGCAGCTGCGGGCGGAGGAATGTCTGAAAAAGGTGTTAAAAAATATAAAAGAGATAATCCAGGTAGTAAACTGCAAACAGCAGTTACTAAAGACCCTAAAAAACTTAAAAAAGGAAGTAAAGCTTGGAAAAGACGTAAATCATTTTGTGCTAGATCTAAAGGATGGAAATCTGAAAGAGGTCGTGCTGCAAGACGTCGATGGAACTGCTAAAACAAATATTATGAAAAAATTTCCACAAATTAAAAAAGCAAATAGAGGTAAATTTACAACCTGGGCAAAAGCTAATGGTTTTAAAGATGCGTGTTCTGCTGCCACAGCAGTAATGAAAGCAAAAAAAGGTAAGTATAGTAAAGACGTTAGGGAAATGGCTAACTATGCAAATAACTTTGGTTGCAAAAAATAATTAATAATTAAAACTAAACAAATGGGAACTAAAATAACTAAAGGTAATGTACGTGCTGCGATGAGAGATGATAAAGCTCACATTGATTATTTAAAAAGAGATGTACTTGATGATCAGCGTAAAGGTGGTAAATATAAAGATATTAATCAAACAGCCGATGAAAAACATATTTCAAAATTAGCAGGTGACATAAAGCATGATCACACATTTTTAACTAAACATATGCATAAATTTTAATATTATGAAAAAAATGGGATACAACCAAAAAAAACACCCTTTAAGTATGAAGGGCGTAACAGACAATAACAAATTTGGAGCGCCTTTAAATGGTAATGCTTTTGGTGGAAAAATGGCTGAATATAAAGCTCAAGGACTGAGTAAAGAAGCCGCGGCTAAACAAGCTGCTAGAGATTTAAGTGATATGCCTGTTGATAATAGAGGATCTGCTCTTTCTAATGTTAACAAAGGTTATAAACCAGAAGTCAAAAGCCCTATGTCTAACCTAAATAAAGGATATGGCTCAAAAATAGGAAAGCCAGCTAATTCAAAAAAATAATTAAATGCAATCAAAAGGATTTGGGGATACCGTAGAAAAAATTACAAAAGCTACAGGTATTAAAACCATCGTAGATAGAGTTTCGGAAGGATTAAACATTCCGTGTGGGTGTAGTCATCGCAAAGAAGCATTAAATAAAATGTTCCCATATAAACAACAACAAAAAAGTGGCATTCAGTTTAAATAACCCACCATATACTATTGATAATACTCCTATTTATAATGTAGATTTAGGTAGTGGTATTTTAGGTAAGGCTAATCGTAATGGTAGTATTTTAGTTAATAAAGATATTACTGACAAAGAGCAGTTAAAAAGTGTTATAAACCACGAGCAAGTTCATTTAGATCAAATGCGTCGTGGTGATTTAGATTATAATGACTCAGCAGTATTTTGGAAAGGTAAAAGATACCCACGTGCAACAATGAAAGAAGGTGCTTCAAATTTACCTTGGGAAAAAGAAGCATACGATAAAACAACTTAATATAAAAAAAATGAATAAAGATTTAAAATATATGCCTATTGATAATAGAGCTACCTCAGACGGAACTCCATTTAGAAATAATGCAATTAAAAAAATGGAGTCTAGTGCTTTATTTAATCATATAGATGGACATCCAAAACCAAAAGTAGATGAATTTGGTAATCCAATTCCAAAAGGCTTTAAATCCGATATAAAAGGCGAAACAGGAGGATCAGCTCGCACATTAGAATCACTAAAAAAAGAATTTGAAACAAAAATGTCGGGTAGACAATCAACGCCATCTAAACCTGGTCGTGATCGCTTAACTCAATTTCAAGCTCAAAAATCTGCAGATGCTTTTAATAGATTAACTAGAACAGATCCAGATCAAGCTAAAAGAATTTCAAGTATTGCTAAAAAAAGAGGAATGCAATCGGGAGATATTTCTAAAATGAATAGACTACAAGAGCTTAGAATAAAAAGAATGAATATAGGAGGCTCAGCAAAAAAATAAATTATGTGGCAAGTATTGCTTGGATTATTAAAAGGTGGGCGTGGAGGTAAAACTCCAATAGGTAATTTAGCTTGGGATATACGAGAAGCAATAAAAGGTAAAGAGTTAGATCCTAATGAGTTAATATCTTTACAAACTAAAATCAATGAAATTGAAGCAGGTCATCGTAGTATATTTGTTGCTGGTTGGCGACCATTTATTGGATGGATTTGCGGAATTGCTTTAGCATATAATTTTATTGTTCGTGATTTGTTTATATGGATATTAAAACCCATGGATATTCCACCTGCTTTACAAATGGAACATTTAATGACAGTTTTATTAGGCATGCTTGGTCTTGGCGGCCTACGAACTTTTGAAAAAATAAAAGACAAAACAAAATAAAATAATTATATTTACAAATAACAATTAAATTTAATAAAATGAAAAAAGTAGAAACAACATCTATATCTACAGAAGAATTAGAAAAAATTCAAAAACAACAAGAAACCTTAAGTGATACTATAAAAGCTATAGGGCAATTAGAATCTCAAAAACATGCATTATTGCATCAGCAAGCTGGGCTTAGCCAAGAAATTGAAGAATTTAAACAAGAGCTTGAAACTAAATACGGTAGAATAAGAATTAATATCGAAGATGGTTCTTATACTGAAATAGTTGAAGAAGAAAACAAAGAATAATAATGTCTTCTATTATTAGAAAAATAAGTATTGGAGCTGATTATAAAAATGAAGCTATGCATTATGCTATAGGGCAGCAAGTTTATGGAGGCCATGAAATAGCTTACATTTTATTTGAAGATCAAGATAGTTCATATAATATTCATATTAAAAAAAATAATGAAATTATGCCTTGGAAAAAGTTTAATTCTAACATGACTATTTCTGTAGAATATGATCTACAATATTAAATGAAAAGCATATACGATTTTATAATAAAACCCGCAGGCGAAAGATATAATAATGAAATTAAAATTAACAATAAAAAATTAATTTTAAATACATCTATTGAAAATTGGAAAGCAATAAATAGAATTGCTTTAGTAATTGAAACGCCTATAGCATATTCAACTAAAATAAAAAAAGGTGATTTAGTTGTTGTTCATCAAAATGTTTTTAGGAAGTTTTATAACATGAAAGGCAAGCAACAAAACAGCCGGTCATGGTTTAAAGAAAATCAATATTTTTGTGATATAACACAAATGTATTTATATAAACAAAATAACAAATGGAATACAATATCTGAACGTTGTTTTGTTAAACCAATAGTTGATACGGACGTTTTAACGCTTGATAAAGAAAAAAAGCTTGTTGGTATATTAAAATATGGTAATAGCTCCTTAAAAGCTGCTGGAATCAATCCAGGAGACTTAATTGGGTTTACACCAAACAGTGAATGGGATTTTATTATTGATAATGAAAGACTTTATTGTATGCAATCTAATGATATAGTAATTAAATATGAATACGAAGGAAACGAAGTTGAATATAATCCAAGCTGGGCAAAAAGCAGTTAAAGAATTAATTAAAGTAGCTGAAGAAAAAATTGTTACAGGAGGAGATGATGATATATCTGCAGATAGATTAAAAAATGCAGCAGCAACAAAAAAATTAGCAATATTTGATGCGTTTGAAATACTTACACGTATTGAAGCTGAAAAAAGTTTATTAGAAAATAAGCCAATAGAAAAAAAAGAATCATTCAGCGGATTTGCTGAGAGAAGATCAAAATAATGTACGCGCAAACATTGGTTCAAAATGTTTCCCCAATAAAACCTAATATAATAAAAAAAAATAATAGGTATAAAAAATGGGAGTATGGCTATAATAAAGAGCATGACGTAATTATTATAAGCAAAGATGGTACCATTGGTGATATTATTCAAATACAAAATTTAGTAATAGCCTTACCTAAAGCACCTAAAGTTGTTGAAAATAATAATAATATTTGGCAACCTCACGTTTTTCCAAAAGAATTAAATCAAATTAAAAGTATATTTGAATGGGAAACTTATCCTAGTAATTTTAAAGAAAAATGGTATGATTATATTAATAGAGAATTTACTAGAAGAGAAGAGGGGTATTGGTTTATTAATAATAAAGATGCTGCTTATATTACTGGCTCTCATTATATGTACTTGCAACACACCAAGATTGATGTTGGGAAGCCAGACTTCAGAGAAGCTAATAGACTCTTCTTCATTTTTTGGGAAGCCTGCAAAGCCGATAAACGGTGTTATGGAATGTGCTATCTTAAAAACCGTAGGTCCGGTTTTAGCTTCATGTCTTCAGCAGAGACGGTACATCAGGCTACAATTACATCAGACGCACGGTTTGGGATATTGTCCAAATCTGGTTCTGATGCAAAGAAAATGTTCACAGACAAGGTGGTCCCAATCTCAGTTAACTACCCGTTTTTTTTCAAACCAATCCAAGACGGAATGGACAGACCAAAATCGGAACTTGCATATAGAGTCCCCGCATCAAAGTTTACCAAAAAGAGTATTACCGAAACCAGTCAAAGACAAATACTAGAAGGTTTAGATACTACTATTGATTGGAAAAATACGGGAGATAATAGTTATGATGGTGAAAAATTAAGATTGTTAGTACATGATGAATCAGGAAAATGGGAAAGACCTGATAATATTCTTAACAATTGGAGAGTAACAAAAACTACGCTAAGACTAGGTAGTAAAATTATAGGCAAGTGTATGATGGGATCAACATCTAATTCACTTGATAAAGGAGGTAAAAATTTTAAAAAACTATATTACGAATCTGATGTTACAAAAAGAAACCGCAATGGACAGACTAGCTCAGGATTATATAGTTTGTTCATACCTATGGAATGGAACTACGAGGGATTCATTGATACTTATGGATTTCCTGTATTCGAAACTCCGGAACAAATCGTCCAAGGTATTGACAACGAAGAAATAGATGTAGGGGTAATACAGCATTGGGAAAATGAAGTTGAAGGACTAAAAAATGATCAGGATAGTTTAAATGAATTATATAGACAATTTCCTAGAACAGAAGATCATGCATTCAGAGATGAAGCTAAACAATCATTATTTAACTTAAGTAAAATTTACGAGCAAATAGATTATAATAATGATTTAAGAAATACAAGTGTTATAACACAAGGAAATTTTCAATGGTATAACGGAATTGCTGATACAAGAGTTATATTTAACCCTAATAAACAAGGAAGATTTAAAATAAGTTGGATACCTTCTTATAATATTCAAAATAGAACAATAGAAAAAAATGGAATTAAATACCCCGGCAATGAGCACTTGGGTGCTTTTGGTTGTGATAGTTATGATATTTCTGGTACGGTTGATAGGAGGGGTTCAAATGGGGCACTTCATGGACTAACAAAGTTTTCAATGGAGGACGCTCCGCTGGATCAATTTTTTTTAGAATATATAGCTCGCCCTCAAACTGCAGAAATATTTTTTGAGGATGTATTAATGGCATGCGTATTTTATGGGATGCCAATACTAGCAGAAAATAATAAACCAAGATTATTATACCATTTTAAAAGAAGAGGTTACAGAGGCTTCTCAATGAATAGACCCGACAAAAAATTTAGTAAATTATCTGTAACAGAAAAAGAAATTGGTGGAATACCTAATTCAAGTGAAGATATTAAACAAGCACATGCCGCTGCAATAGAATCTTATATAGAAACTAAAGTTGGTTTTTTAGGAGAAGGCTATGGGGATATGTATTTTCAAAGAACATTAGAGGATTGGGCGAGATTTAATATTAATAATAGAACCGCTCATGATGCATCAATTAGTTCTGGTCTTGCAATAATGGCTTGTAATAAAAATAGATATGCTCCTGTAAGTAAAAGAATTAAAACCACAATAAATTTAGGTATAAAAAAGTACAATAATGATGGTAGTACCTCAAAAATTATAAAATAAATGAATGTATATACAAACCCTAATAGCTCATTTCCAAGTCAAGTAGTAAGTAATGAAGAAAAAGCTAGCGTAGATTACGGTAGACAAGTTGCTCATGCTATAGAAAGAGAATGGTTTAATCAAGGAAGAAGTAACTGGAATAGATACCAAACTTCTTGGAATAATTATCATCAGTTAAGATTGTATGCTAGAGGAGAACAATCAATCCAAAAATATAAAGATGAGCTATCTATCAATGGGGACTTATCTTATTTAAATTTAGACTGGAAGCCAGTACCAGTGATTCCTAAGTTTATAGACATAGTAGTAAATGGTATTTCAGATAAAGATTTTGAAATAAAAGCTTTTGCGCAAGACCCTGCATCGTTACAAGAAAAAACTGAATATGCAAGAAGTGTATTACGAGATATGTATACACAAGAATTACAAGGAATGGCTAATAAATTATTAGGGGAAGATTTTTCTAATTCACCAATAGCTGCAGAACAATTACCTGAAACTCCCGAGGAGTTAGAAGTAATGATGCAAACTAGCTATAAACAATCTGTAGAAATAGCTGAAGAAGAAGCTATAAATAATGTATTAGCTAATAATAAATACGATAATATTAAAAAAAGATGTGTGTATGATTTGGCTGTATTAGGTATTGCTGCATCTAAAACGTCTTTTAATCATTCAAATGGAATAGTTGTTGATTATGTAGATCCTGCTTATTTAGTTTATTCATATACAGAAGATCCGGATTTTGAAGATATATATTATGCTGGTGAAGTAAAATCTATAACAATACCAGAATTAAAAAAGCAATTTCCATACATTTCAGAAGAGGAACTAAAAGATATACAAAATATGCCCGGTAATAAACAATATGTTTCAGGATGGGGTAATTATGATGAAAATACCGTGCAGGTATTATATTTTGAATACAAAACTTACATGAACCAAGTATTTAAAATTAAACAAACAGAAAGTGGTTTAGAAAAAGTAATTGAAAAACCAGATACCTTTAATCCACCTCCAAATGATAATTTTGAAAGAGATGCAAGAACAATTGAAGTATTATATGATGGGGTTAAAATATTAGGTAATAATACAATGCTTCGATGGGAACTGTGCGAAAATATGACCCGTCCTTATGCAGATACTACAAAAGTAAAAATGAATTACGCTGTTACTGCACCTAGAATGTATAAAGGCCGTATTGAATCTCTTGTAAGCAGAATAACAGGTTTTGCTGATATGATTCAATTAACTCATTTAAAACTACAACAAGTAATGTCTAGAATAGTTCCAGATGGAGTATTTTTAGATATGGATGGATTAGCAGAAGTAGATTTAGGTAATGGTACTAATTATAATCCAGCTGAAGCATTAAATATGTATTTTCAAACAGGTAGTATTGTTGGAAGATCGTTAACACAAGATGGTGAATTAAATAGAGGTAAAGTTCCTGTTCAGGAGCTTACATCATCTGCAGGGCAAGCAAAAATAAATTCATTAATTAATACTTATCAATATTATTTACAAATGATAAGAGATGTAACCGGACTAAATGAAGCAAGAGACGCAAGTACTCCTGATAAAAATGCTTTAGTAGGATTACAAAAATTAGCAGCAAATCAATCAAATATTGCTACTAAACATATTTTAAAATCTAGTTTATTTTTAACATTAAGAATATGTGAAAATATATCATTAAGAATTGCTGATTGTTTAGATAATCCATTAACTAATGAATCATTAAAACAAAGTATTTCAAAATTCAATGTTAAAACATTAAATGAAATAAAAGATTTAAATTTATATGACTTTGGCATATATTTAGAATTAGAGCCTGAATCAGAAGAACAAGCTCAATTAGAACAAAATATTCAAGTTGCATTACAGTCAGGAGGAATTGATTTAGAAGATGCAATTGATATAAGACAAATTAAAAATTTAAAATTAGCTAATCAAACTCTTAAATTTAAACGTAAGAAAAAACAAGAGGCTGTAGAAGCACAGCAATTAGCTAATATAAATGCGCAAGCAGAAGCTAACGCAAAAGCATCTGAGGCTGCTGCTTTGGCTGAAGTACAAAAGCAACAAGCTATTACAGCTGAAAAAGTTAGCATTGAACAAGCTAAATCACAATTTGAAATTGAAAGAATGCGTACAGAATCTCAAATTAAAAGAGAACTTATGGCAGAAGAATTTAATTATCAAATACAATTAGCTCAAGCTAAAGGTAAAGCTGAAACTCAAAAAGAAAAAGAAATAGAAGATCGAAAAGATCAGCGTGTTCGTATACAAGGAACGCAACAATCTGAGTTAATAGATCAAAGACAAAATGATTTATTACCTAAGAATTTTGAATCCGCCGGAAATGACAACTTAGACGGATTTGGATTGGAACAATTCAATCCTAGATAATTTTTTATTAATCAATTTTATACTATTATATTATGTCAACAACACCAGAAATTAAAGAAGGTGATTTCAAAATAAAGAAAAAGCCTAAAATGAAAAAGCTTGGGAAAAAAAACGAAATTACAAAAGTAAATTTAGTTGAACCTAAGGTTGAAAAAAAAGAAACAATTACAAAAGTAGTTGTACCTAACGAAAAAAAAGAAGAAGATGACATTCAGGAGCAAAGCACAAATGAGATGGATGTTCAAGAATCATCCGACAATGGCTCAAAGGTGGTTGAAGGAAACAAAGAACCTGAAACTACTGCCGAAGATTCTAAAGAAGAAACAGTCTTAGAAGAAATTGTAGAAATTGGTGATAAAGAGGAAACCAAACAAGAAACAATTAAAGAAGAAATTAAAGAAGCGGTAAAAGACGAAAGAATATTACCGGAAAATATTGAAAGCTTAGTTTCATTTATGAAAGAAACTGGCGGAAATATAGAAGACTATGTTCGATTAAATGCTGATTACAATAATGTTAATGATAAAACGCTTTTAAGAGAATATTATAAAAATACTCGCCCTCATTTAGACTTTGAAGAAATTAGTTTTCTTATGGAAGACGAATTTAATTTTGACGAAGAGGTAGATGACGAACGAGATGTACGTAAAAAGAAATTAGCGTACAAAGAAGAGGTTGCAAAAGCCAAAAGTTATTTGGATGATCTTAAGGGTAAATATTACAAGGAAATCAAGTTGAGACCTGGTACTACTCAAGAACAACAAAAAGCTTTAGACTTTTTTAACAGATACAATGAAGAACAAAATGTCGCAAAACAGCAGCATGAGCAATTTAAATCTAACACAAAACAACTATTTAATAATGATTTCAAAGGTTTTGATTTCAATGTAGGTGATAAAAAGTTTAGATATAAAGTTCAAAATGCAGACCAAGTTGCTGATAATCAATCTAATATTAACAATATTATTGGGAAGTTCCTAAATGATAAAGGTGAAGTTGTTGATACTAAAGGTTATCATAAAGCTATGTATGCAGCATCGAATGTTGATAAAATTGCAAATCATTTTTATGAGCAAGGAAAAGCTGATGCAGTTAAGAATGTTATTGATAAATCCAAAAATGTTAGTACAGAGCCTAGAGCTACTGCTGACGGAAATGTATTTGTTAATGGTCTTAAGGTCAGAGCTATAAGTGGACTTGATTCTTCAAAATTAACAATTAAGAAAAAAAGATTCAATTAAAAATTAAAATTTAAAAATTATGGCAACAGTTCCAGTGGCCCCAGTATATGGGTCAATTAAACCGTCTCAGAAGCAACAGCTTTTAGAGACAAATTATTTAAGTTTCACCGATGGTAACAATGACTTCGCGCAACAATACCTTCCTGAAATTTATGAGCAAGAAGTAGAGCGTTACGGAAACAGAACGTTATCTGGCTTCTTAAGAATGGTTGGTGCAGAAATGCCCATGACTTCTGACCAAATTGTATGGTCTGAGCAAAACCGTTTACATATTGCTTATGATGGATGTACTCACTCAGCTGCAGTAGCAGATGATATTACATTCCCCGTAGGTGGTGCAGGTGCAACATTTGTTGAAAATGTTATTTCTGTAAATCAAACTATCGTTATTATGAATCCAGCTAATGGAGCAGAAGTTAAAGCTCTTGTAGTAGGAAGTGTAACAGCGGCAGGTGTAGCTAGTATTTCTGTTAAATCGTATACAGCAGCTAATGTTGCTCCAACGATTCCACAGGCTACAGCAGGATTAAAAATATTTGTTTATGGTTCTGAATATAGAAAAGGAACTACAGACAATGATATTAAAAGTGTAACTCCAAGTTTTACACAGTTTCAAAATTCTCCTATCATTATTAAAGAAAAGTATGCAATCAATGGATCTGATACTGCTCAAATAGGATGGGTTGAAGTAGCGACTGAAGATGGAACATCTGGATTCCTATGGTATTTAAAAGCTGAATCAGAAACTCGTTTACGTTTTGAAGATTACTTAGAAATGGCTGTAGTTGAAGGAGAATTAGCAGCAGCTGGTTCTGGTGTTGCAGGAATTGCAGGTATTGCTTACGGTGGTACTCAAGGTTTATTTGCAGCTATTCAAGATAGAGGTAATGTAGTAAGTGGCTTTGTTGCTGCTGGTGGATTAGGTACATTTGACAATATCCTTAAAAATTTAGATACTCAAGGAGCTATTGAAGAAAACATGCTTTTCTTAAATCGTTCTACGTCTTTAGATTTTGACGATATGTTAGCTACTCTTTCTGCTGGTGCAAACGGAGGTACAGCTTATGGATTATTTGAAAACTCTGAAGAAATGGCATTAAATCTTGGATTTACTGGTTTCCGTAGAGGTTCTTATGATTTCTATAAAACTGACTGGAAATACTTAAATGATGCTTCTACTAGAGGTGCAATGGCAGACAATCCAATTGATGGTGTCCTTGTTCCAGCTGGTACATCAACTGTATATGACCAAATCTTAGGAACTAATATCAGACGACCTTTCTTGCATGTACGTTACCGTGCATCTGAAGCGGATGATAGAAGAATGAAGTCTTGGTTAACAGGATCTGTTGGGGGTGCTTATACATCTTCATTAGATGCGATGGAAGTTCATTTCCTATCTGAAAGATGTTTAGTAGTTCAGGCTGCAAACAACTTCGTATTATTTACTAAATAGTAGATTATACATATTATTATTCAGGGGGCGCAAGCCCCTTGGGTAATTTTTTATATTAACTTTTAAATTATATTATATCATGGCTAAAAAAGCTAAAAATACAGATGCTCCTGTTATTGAACAAGAAGCACCTATAGTAAAAGAAACAATTAAAAAACCTACTCAACCACAGTGGGAAATAAAAGACAGAAATTATTATTTAACAGGAAACAAAAGTCCTTTAACATTAACAATACCTTCTCGTCATACAACTAAAGTTCCATTGTTATGGTTTGATTCTAAAACTAATGAACAAAAAGAACTAAGATATGCAACTAATCAAACTTCACCATTTGCTGCTGAGCAAAAAGGCGAAGCTACATTAGGTCATATAATTTTTAAAAACGGAACATTAACAGTTCCAAAAGAAAAACAAAATTTGCAAAAGTTATTATCATTATATCATCCTAAACTTAATGTCTTATATAAAGAATTTGATGCTGTTGAAGAAGCTATAGATGAATTAGATGATTTAGAAATGCAAATTGATGCATTAAATGCTGCTAAAAATATTGATATTGATCACGCAGAAGCAATACTTAGAGTTGAATTAGGTTCTCAAGTAACAGCTATGAGCTCAAAAGAAATACGCAGAGATTTATTATTATTTGCTAAACGCAAGCCAGATTTATTTTTGGACTTAGCGTCAGATGATAATGTTGAATTACGTAATATTGCAATTGTAGCTCAAGAAACAGGAATTATAAAATTATCACAAGACCAAAGAACATTTACGTGGGCTTCAAATGATAAAAAATTAATGACTGTTCCTTTTGATGAAAATCCATATTCAGCAATGGCAGCTTTTTTCAAAACAGATGAAGGTACGGAGGTATTTAAATCTATACAGAAAAAATTAAAATAACATGTAATATTAATATAAGAAGGGCCTGGAATATGGCTCTTCTATATTAAAATAATAAAAAATAATGGCTATAAACGTAAACACCGTATATCAAACCGTTTTATTAATATTAAATAAAGAACAAAGAGGGTATATGACACCTCAAGAATTTAATAATATTGGTAATCAGGTTCAGCTTGAAATATTTGAAAAGTATTTTGAAGATTTAAATCAGCAAATACGTGTTCCACAAGCCGACGCAGATTACTCAGATAGAGTAACCAATTTAGATGAAAAAATATCTATATTTAAAACATTTGGAAATGCAACATATGATTCAACAACGAATCCTGCAACTCCGTATTTTACATTACCAACTACAGATGGATTTGGAGAAGCTATAACTTTTTATAGATTAGGTACTGTATTATACAATGATGAGGTTGAACTTCAAAGACTTCAAAGAGGTGATTTTTATTACATTAATAAATCACAATTAACAAAGCCATCAACTTCCTGGCCTGTTTATTTATATGAAAACAATAAACTTTTTGTAAAACCAATTGAAATAACTTCAAAAATAACAGTTGATTTTATAAGAAAGCCTAAAGATGTTATATGGGGTTTTGATGTAGGAGGTTTAGGGCAATATATATATAATGCTACCCCTTTTAATGCCGCTACCCAACCAACTGGATCAGTAAATTTTGAGTTACAAGATTCAGAACAAACAGAAGTAATATTAAGAATATTAATGTATGCAGGAATAGTTATTAGAGATCCTCAAGTTATTCAAGCTGCAGCGCAACAAGTTCAAATGGACGAAATAAATAAAAAAAGCTAATAAATTATGGCAGAAGTTGACGGTGGTTTAATAACCGAAACAAATAGACAATATTACGAAGGTGCTCAAAGCTTTAAAGTTGAAGCTAATCAATTATCTTATACTACAACTTTTAATACTAATTTAATATACGGTAATTATTCACCTACAGATTCAAAATTTGGATTAAATAATTTTGTTCTTTATACAAGCTTAACTGGTTTACCGGGTAGTTTTGTAGAATATATACAAGAATATAGTATTTTTCAAAATACAATAACTTTTGCAAACGCTTTACCCACTGGTAGTTTTATTGTTGTTCAATTAAAAACTCAGACCGGAGGTGAGTATGGTAATCGAGATGCTTTTGGAAAAACAACTCAAGAAAATTATGGAAGTTATCAATATACATCTATGAATGATGTAATTAATAATTTTATGATTGCATATGTGGGAGCTGGTAAGTTAATACCAAGTGTTAAAAGAACTGATGTATTATTTCATGCTAAAAGAGGATTACAAGAATTTAGCTATGATACCTTAAAAAGTATTCATTCTTCGGAAATGACAGTTCCACCCACACTTTCTGTTCCTTTACCACAAGATTATATTAATTATGTGGGCTGTTCATGGATTGATAGATTAGGGGTTAAACATCCTATATATCCTACAACTCTAACAACACGGCCTTATAGTACACCTTTACAAGACAGCGATGGCGTGCAAACCTCTGGGTCTTATGATCAAGGGCTTGAAGGTTCATCTCAAACTAATGAAAGATGGGATAAAGCAAATCCTAGATTATTAAGTGGTGGTATAACTACCCAAGAAATTAATGAAGGATTAGCTCCATTAGATATATGGAATTTTGATTGGGGCTATGGAGGATTTTATGGACAAAGGTATGGATTAGATCCTGAAATAACACAAGTTAATGGATGGTTTACAATAGATGAAAGAGTCGGCAAGATGTCTTTTTCAAGTGATTTAAACGGGGCATTGATAATATTAGAATATATATCAGATGGAGTTGCTTATGATGCAACAATGAAAGTGCCTAAAATGGCTGAAGAAGCATTATATGCTCATATTAGTCATGCAATACTAGCTAGTCGTATTAATATACCCGAATATGTAATAAATAGATTAAAACGCGAGCGAAGCGCTAAATTAAGAAATGCTAAAATTAGATTATCTAATATTAAATTAGAAGAATTTACTCAAGTAATGACTAATAAATCCAAGTGGATTAAACACTAAAATTAAATGGCTGAAGTAAAAAATGCTTTTATTAAATCCAAAATGAATAAAGATCTTGATGCTAGATTACTACCATCAGGTGAATATCGAGAAGGAATTAATATACAAGTTAGTAGATCCGAAGGGGCTGACGTTGGATCCTTGCAAAATGTAAGAGGTAATAAATTACTTATAGATTTTGCGTCTTTAACCGGCGTGCCTAATCTTACTACTATTGGACAATTTACAGATGCAACTAATGAGGTTATTTATATATTTTTAACAGATTATACTCCGCCTTCCACCAACCCGGAAGCTTTTAATCCTACTGCAAATAATTTTGTTTACTCTTATAATGTAAATTCAAATACCGCAACACCATTACTTAAAGGTGCATTTTTAAATTTTGCTACAACTAATTTAATTATTGGTGTAAATGTTTTAGAAAACTTTTTATTTTTTACAGATAACAGAAATCAACCTCGTAAGATAAACATTACTTCAGCAGCACCTATAGCACCTGCTCCCGACCCTACATATTATACTACGGAAGAACAAATATCAGTTGCTAAATATAATCCGTTTGAGCCCATACAGCTTTATAAAGAAACGGGTGCAAATACAGGTGTTTATGAAACAGCTATGTATGATAGAACTAGTGAAAATTTACCAAACGGAACACCGAATCCATATTATGCAGCTAATTATCCTGGGGATCCAAATTATTTAAATGATAAATTTGTAAGATTTAGTTATAGATTTAAATTTGATGATAATGAATATTCATTAATTGCACCATTTACTCAGCCTGCTTTTATACCGGATCAAGATGGGTATTTTTTAAATAATACTACACCTAGCGGTAATTCAAAAGATGAAAATTCTGCATATAGGAGTACTGTAGTTGAATTTATGGAAAATAAAGTAGATAATATTTTATTGCAAATACCATTACCGTCTAAAGCAAATCAATTAAACAATAATTTTAAAGTAAGTGAAATTGAAATTTTATATAAAGAATCTGACGGAACTACTATAAAGGTTATAGATACTATTGATGTACAAACAGCAGATTTTGTATCTAATAGTACAGACATTGTACAATATAATTATCAAGCAAGAAAGCCTTTTAAAACCTTACCAAATGCAGATTTAATCAGAGTATACGATAAAGTACCTGTAAAAGCTTTTGGTCAAGAAATAATTAGCAATAGAGTTGTATATAGTAATTTTCAAGATAAACATACACCTCCTGCTAATATAGAGTATTCAGTAAATGCATCTAATAAATCAGCATTTAATGTTTCAGGAACAAATGAAACACAGTGGGATACAAGTATTACTGAGTATCCTATGCATACTTTAAAACAAAATAGAAATTACCAAGTT